TGTCTTTATGGGTGTGGAGTACGTAAATTCATTGGGTCAGTTTACACCGGCTCAGTTTTACCCCGGCACCTCTGTAACAGAAGCGTTTGGTATCGTCGTTGACGATGCAGTAGCAGCATTTAAAGTCGCTGTAACTACCGCTGCTAGTGCTATGTCTTCGGCAGGTAGTGCTGCTGTAGGCTCTAACATGTCTGTTTTACCCGGCACAGGAAGCACCACTACAGGAAACTCTGGTGCGTCAGTATTAGCAGGGTCTGAAGCAAACACCGCAGGTCTACCTATGCGAGTTATCGCTACAGTAGACAACACAAAAACCGCTGCTGATTCTTTCGTAGAGTTGATCGTTAAGATCAATTTGCATCAGTATAACAACACAACTGGTGTATAGGAGACTAGCTAATGGCTATTTCAAGAGCACAACTCCTTAAGGAGTTACTACCGGGCTTAAACGCATTATTCGGACTAGAGTATGCGAAATATAACGACGAAGCTGCTGAGATTTTTGAATCTGAGTCTTCTGACCGCTCGTTTGAAGAAGAAGTAAAGTTGTCAGGTTTTAGTGCCGCACCTGTTAAGGGTGAGGGTTCTTCAATCGAGTATGACAACGCCCAAGAAGCGTGGACGGCTCGTTACACAAACGAGACTATCGCAATGGGTTTCTCTATTACTGAGGAAGCTATTGAGGATAACCTTTATGACTCACTTTCTGCTCGCTATACAAAGGCTCTTGCCCGCGCTATGGCTTACACTAAGCAAGTTAAAGGTGCCACAATCTTGAACAACGCATTCGCCGCGGGTACTACTTACGGTGATGGCGTGTCTTTATGTTCCACCGCTCACCCTCTTGTATCTGGCGGGGTTAACTCAAACCGTCCGGCTATTGGGGCTGACCTTAACGAGGCTTCACTAGAAGCGGCTGTTATTCAGATTGCGGGTTGGACTGATGAGCGTGGCTTGCTAATTGCTGCACAGCCTACGAAGTTAATTATCCCACCTGCCCTGCAATTCGTTGCTACGCGCATCTTGGAAACTAACCTTCGTGTTGGTACAGCAGATAACGACTTGAACGCCCTTAAGAACAACAGTGCTATTCCGGGTGGTTATTCAACTAACCATTACCTAACGGACACTAACGCTTGGTTCTTGATGACGGACATTCCTAACGGCCTGAAGCACTTTGTTCGTACTCCTATGCAAACAAGCATGGATGCAGACTTTGATACAGGTAACAGCCGTTATAAGGCTCGTGAGCGATACAGCTTCGGCGTATCTGACCCACTGGGTATCTTTGGTTCACCCGGCGCTTAATAGGCAAAAGGTGATTAGGATAGGGGGCTTCGGTCCCCTTTCTTTTTTGTGGAGAATACTATGAAAAATGTAAAGCATTATGAAAAAACCGGCAAGATATTTACCGGTAAGACCCACAAGCACCCAGACGGCACTCTAATGAGTGGAACTAAAATGGGTAAAAACGCCCGTACTTTATTACATTATGGCGCTCTTAGTGCTTCGGCTAAAAAGAACGCCCGTAGCCAGTGGTAAGTGTTGAGGGTAGGATATGACCGAAGGTGCTAGAATATGTACTTCATGCAATGTCGCTCTACCTCTAGCTAGATTTGAAACATTCAATGACGGTAAGTTCCGTGGGGTGTGTAGAGATTGCACATACGCGCAGAGAGCTCGCAAAATGTCAGCTTCTCCTGAAGCATTCCTTAAGACACTTATGGTGCAGTTGAAGTCTGCTAGGCGTAACGAAGACATAGCGTTTACATTAACCGCCGATGAAGTCTGTGAATTATGGGAGGTGCAAGGGGGTAAATGCGCCCTATCTGGCGTACTACTAACTTACCAGCGCGACGGTAAAAGCGGGGACGGAAAGAAAAAAGAGTTTAATGCTTCTCTAGACCGCATAAACCCCGGAGGACCCTACAGCCGAGAGAACGTACAGCTTGTAGCGGGCCGGGTAAACACTATGAAACACACGCTAGGAGAAGATATGTTTATCTGGTGGATAAAAAACATCCATGAGCATTTCTTGTCTAAAATGCGTATTTAGTTGCCCTAGTTTAAAGAATACGAGTAACATGTAGTTGGAGCTTACCCGACAAGGCGTTCCAATGCCCATAAGACGGCGCAGGCCCACTACGGTGGGTCTTTTTATAGGTATCGGTTGTACAATACACCGATAAGTGATATATACTTAATTAACTCCGGGACAAACCGGTTTATCTGACAGCTCCCGGCTGACGACATGCAGACAGATATACCTAAAACTAACTCGCATGTGAGGAACTACCGATGGGTAATACAACTTTCTCTGGCCCAGTTAAAGCGGGCACTATTTCCAATACTACCGGAACAACTCTCGGCGCAAACGTAAAGAATACGGGCCAAGTAACTATGGCTCAGACTTTTTCAACTGGAACTGCGCTTAACAATGGAGCTTCTGCTGCTAACACTACTACTGTAGTTATTCCGGCTAACTCTCAAATTATTGACATCGTACTAGATTGCCCTACAGCTATGGCGGGTGCTACAGCAGTGCTGAGCATTGGAGATAGCGTTGGCGGTAACACTACGTTTCTTAATACCTTTTCCATTACAGTTGCTTCCGGCGCAGGCCGAAAGTACCCCACCACTGAAGCTGGCGGTGCTCTTGCTTGGGCAGACACTGGGACTGCGGATAAACTATTGGTTTGGACTACGACTGGGGCCACTACTGCTGGTGAAATTAGAGCGACTGTTCTGTATCAACAAAACATTAATCTCGCCTAAATTGAGTCAGTAACTTAGCGGAGTAGTTTATGGTTGATACAGTTGCAACACAAATAATCCAAGATGGGGGTCGATCTGCGGTTGTAAAAACAACAGTAGTGATTGGCGCAGGGGCAGGGGGAAACCCCCCACCACCTCAAGAAGTCACATTGGTAGACGTGTCAGGCTTAGCTCCAGACGTAGCTACCGGGAGAGCTTGCACAGGTGCGACTCTTCAGAACGTAATCTTCGCTAATGTGGGTGTTGCCGTAGAGCTACAGTGGAAAGCGAATGCTAACGTTCTTATCTTTGATTTTCCTAGGAATTGGACTGAGCAGTACGATTTTAGTGCCTTTGGTATACCAAACAACGCGGGGGCTGGTAGGAATGGGGATATAGTAGCAGAGTCACAGGCTAATGCAGTAACCCCTCTAGTCGAAGGTGACACCTACACGTTTGTACTTACAGTTACTAAAACCTATGGCTAAACAAATAGATAAGAAAGCGATGGCTTGTAATAAGCCTAAACGAACCTCGGGCCACCCTAAGAAGTCTCATATAGTTAAGGCTTGTGAAGGTGGCAAAGAGAAAATCATTCGTTTTGGTGAGCAAGGCGCTAGTACTGCGGGTAAACCCAAGTCGGGAGAATCTGCTAAGATGAAGGCTAAGCGCAAGTCGTTTAAGTCTCGTCACGGCAAGAACATCGCTAAGGGTAAAATGAGCGCAGCCTACTGGGCTGATAAAGTTAAATGGTAGGAGAGTAACTATGTGGATTAAACCTTCATACGAAAATGTACGCCTTGGCTTTGAAATTACTATGTATTTTAAGACGCGGTAATGCCGAGTAAAAGCAAGGCGCAACATAAGTTAATGGCGGCAGTGGCAAATAATCCTAAGTTCGCCAAGAAAGCGGGTATCCCGCAAAGTGTAGGTAAAGATTTTACTAACGCGGATAAAGGAAAAACCTTTAAGGAGGGCGGTATGCCCAGCATGAAAAAAGATAAAAAAACTCTAAGAAATTTGAACGATGAGTCGTACCGTATCCGTAATAATACGGGTAGCAACGCGGCTGCCGAACGTCGTCGTGTAGACGGTGAACGAGCTTTTGAAAAACGCCAGATGAGTAAGATGAAGATGGGCGGTAAAGTTGAGTATAAGTCGGGCGGTATGGCGCAAGGATTCAATGCCCGACTAGACGATTCTATGGGTGCTAAGAACGGCAAGAAGTCTCAAAGCATGGCCTCTCGTCGTAATGAAAGCAAAGGAATGGAGAAGTCTAAGGGTAAAGGCGCGTACTCAGGCGATACTAAAATGATGG